ATACGATCAAAAGTAAACTCTACAAATTTTTCCCAAATTTCTGGGTGTTTTTTGTGAAAGTCATCAGCTTGTTTTGCCATTTCTTCGAGTCTTGTTTTCATGTGAACCTCCTACAGTTCTGTTTTATATTAGCTGTTAATATTTTTTAGCATCATAAAAGCGTTCATTACCGCTATCAAGATCGTCAATAAATTCTTTTATAACTGACCTAAAATTCTTATTTTGAACTAAAAATTGCTGAATAATATTGTGTAAAGTTGAACCAGTAATCTCTACCGAACCATACCAAGTCTCCAGAGTTGCCTTTGCTTGATAATAGTTATTTGGTATTTTAACAACCGTATTTCTAATATCGTTTTCTTTTATTGTTAAAGTAGCATTTTTATCATGCTCAATGCCTTTTATATTAATTGCCATTTTCATCTCCTATGGCTCGGTCAAGCCTCGCCTGTTTTATTGATAAATTGTTTTTTTAAATATTTTTTTAAAGACGCTTTAACCCTTTTACTTCAAAAAGTAAATTTACGATCTGAGGGACTTTGCGACTCAGCGGTTAACTTCGTATTCGTATCGGATATCCAACCTATCTACAATCTAAAACCGATTAAATTGTAGGGCTATGTCTGGAGGGTCAACCACGCTCTGACGTTTTATCTAAGGAGTTCGTCAGCCTCTAGCCCGAATACTTTTCAATTAAATATTAAATTTACCAAAATGTATATCTAATCCTTATTATTTAAAGTTATAAAAACCTCAACGCTTATTCCTAAAGCGTCACATACTCTTTGGATGGTATGAAGTTTCATGTTGCTATGGGTTCTCCATCGTAAAACTTGTTGTGGGGAAGTTCCTGCGCGTCTAGCAAAGTCAGCACTGCTGATTCCCTTTTGGTGTTGGGCGGCTACGACACATTTTCCTGCGTGAATTAATTTCATAATTTTTATTTCCTATGTTATATTTGTTAGGTCAGTTCCCCCGACTGACAACCTCCTATGGTTTGCCCCCCGAAAGGGGGGCTTTTTAGCCTAGGCGTTTAATCCTTCACCGTTTTCTTTATGCCACTGGCAGTGGTGTGCTTGACACATCCACGTTACATTTAACGGTTTTAAATAATCATTGTGATGAGCAACAATATTTTCGTTGATGCCGCAAACAATGCACTTCTCTTTATGCAACTTTTTAGCCCTTATTGCGTTGTTTACAATAGTGTGAGCCTTATATTTATTCGGGAATCTTAACCGATATTCTTTTACATAATCATAAGATTGTCTGCATCCTCTGTCTCTGTCGTATTTCCGATAATATTCAACATTTAACAATCTATTTTCCCTAGTATCTTTTTTATTGCATTCCTTGCATTTGTTTACATGGCCGTCAGCCATTTGCTTGTGCTTGTAAAAAGCGGAAAGGGGCTTAGTCTCTCCGCACTTAAAACAACTTTTAGATAAATTCATATCCCCACCCTATGCGTAAAATCTTAGTATACGCATTAACTAGAATGGGGTCAACTAAAAGGGATATCTTCATCCAGTTCTTCAAGGCTCATATCTGATTGTGGCACACTAGCTGTAGCACCGTCTGACCAGAACTTTTTAACATTCCCTAAGATCACGCTTTGCTCACCTGCATCGCGCTGTTCTTTGGATTGCTCCATAGAAATAAATCCGTTGTTGCCGTACTCATCTTCTTGGTCAAGGTCAACAAAGGTTGTCATGTTTAGATAGACCCCCTTAGCCCCTTTGTACAGCTTGGATTTATCAATTCGACTTATGTTGATTCTTACGTTCAATCCTACTTTCATTTTAACTTCTCCACTTGGTTTAAAATTTGATTTACAGCCGCATTAACTTCAGCGGCTAACTTTGCGATGTATTCATCATCGCGTTTAACGCGCACAAGAACGTGCCGCATTTTTGGATGATAGGCAAAAAAGTCCCACCAATCACGTTGAGTAATCCACATACAGCCTTGGATTTGTTGCCAGTATTTCTTAACACCGACCTGTTCGTCTGCCAGATAGCTGACCATCGTTTTAGGTGCAGGACATTTTATCTCTAAACCGCCATCACCATTAATTAAGCCATCAGGTGAACAGCCAAACTCAAAGCCAGGGTCTACAATAAAGCCAGTTTCTATAACCTCATTATCGGTTATAAACTCATACGCCTCTCTAGCCTCTGGTTCTAACTGAGTCCCACGCTCCATCCATTCAGTAACATGGAAGGGGGTGGATTCACCTGTAAGACGCTCTGCAATTAATTCGTGAATATATCCACTAGCAGAACTTGACGGCTTACCAGTTGCAGTAATCAGCTTAGAAAAGCCACTGGCAGATGGCCTACCCAACCGAGCGGCAAGCCATTCCTCAGTCCCTTGTTCGTGGTCTAGGATTATCACAACTTAGCCTCTATCGCGGCAATCACTCTTTCGTAATCACTGGCTAAAACTTGATCAATTTTATCTACTTTAAGCCAAGTTAAAAACCTAGCCTTATCTGATTTTGTTTCATCAAGTAATTTCTTGATAGCAATTATTTGATCTTCACTAACCATATCCTCATCAGGCTCTTTATCAAGTTTAGACGGCTTAGTTTCATTAAACTCATCAGCTTCTATTTCGCTGTATGCATCACCATGCAACCCAACTAACTTCAAAATCACTCTATCTTTTGCTCTTTTTTCAGCCATTGCAAAAGGATAATTATTCTTAAGGTTATAGGGTGCGGCTTCGCCAAAACTCCACTCAACTTTATCGCCAAACCTACCAGTGACTAACATTACGACCATCTTCTTTTCTACATTACTTTCAATCACTACAGGCGCGTCAAAGGTAATGTCCTTATGCGCGGCAACTTTCTCAAGTGCTTTATGTAATATAACAACAGTGCCATGACAGTCCCATGTAGCTGTTTTTGATGTCTCTCCAATGTCTTTTAAAACCTCCGCTACTTTCTGCGGTATATTATGCTTCTTCACATTGACCTCCTACAGTCTCTTCTTTCTGGTATTGCTCACCATATCCTAGTTCGTAAGCCTCTGATTGACCCTCTAAGGCAGGGTAGCCAAGAATGCAGTCATACTCACCGCGCTCATAGTCGTTTAACTCGTTGATATTCATATTGCCTCCTACAGCAAAGCCCCCTTTCGGGGGCGGTAAATTAACAGCAGTGTCTGTAAAAATATTGTGATTCTCTCCAATTTTTCTTGACATCTTTTTTTGCTTCTTCTAGCGTTTTTGTTTCGTAAACCCACCCAATTAAAGCATATTCCCAAACATTACTAATTGCGTTAAAAACTATGTCATGGCTGTAGTAAGTAACTGTTTGTCCGTCTTGATATTTCATGATGAAGCCCTTTATTTATTGAATGTAGGTACATTATGGTCTATCTAATCTTAAAAGTAAACCTTTTTGTTTATAAATAAGCCAAAAAAAACCCTACACTAGGCAGGGCTTATGTTTTATATGATGCTAGTAAGACCAAATAGCAGGGGGAAAACCCTCTTCCTCTGTACAGACGTCTAGATGGATAAACCTACCACCACCTTTCTGCTGTACGCCTATTCTTTTTATACCATGCTTTTGTGCCACTCTAATGATTTCTAAGGCGTTTTCTCCGTTAGCTAATATATCTACCGCCTTTCCGTATGTATGCGCTCCTAGACGCTCCTTACGCGCTTCTATGGGGTGCTGTGGTGATCTGTAAGCACTAGACAGTGGAAAGCTAAAACCGCACTCATGGCGTATCTTATTTAGCAGTGCTAAGAAGTCAGGGTCAAACCCTTCTTCGCCTGTTGCTTTGCACTTTAGTTCTTTAGGTTTAAAGTAATTCTTTTCTTTTTTCTTTGTAGTCATTTGCCGACTCCTTTAATGCGTTCTGTTGATCTCATTGCGCCAAGTCCAAGCATTCCCATAAGCACTGGCATCATTACCGATGTATCAGCCTGGGGGATGTCTACTCCGAACCCTGCCGCCAGTGGCGAGATGAGGAAGTTGACTGCGAATCCAAGGACGCAGACCCATCCGGTGGCAGGCCGCCAAGAACTTTGGAACCAGTTTCCTCTAGCCTCGGCTTTGTTGAGTTCAATCTGAGCGATTGCGAGTTCCTGCGCGTGGCGTTCAGAAAGCGTTGAGAGTTCAAAAGCAATCTTCTGCTTTTCGGTGGCATCAGGTATCCATTTATCCAGTAGGTTTGATACAGGTTCAATTAAAGCAGATACAATGCTCATTTAATTTACCTCGTCAACTGCCTCTTCGACTTCAAGCTGTTGAGTAAGCATATTTACAAAAGCACTGTGACTAACTTGAAGTTGATCGAGGTTAAACTTTGCCCCTGCTACTTTTTGATCTAAATCTCTAATGTGATTAATGATTATTTGTTGTTCTTCAGTTAAATCTTCAACAAAATATTCTTTGCTATTAATGGTGATCGGTGTTTTCACTTCTTCGTTTTCTGACTTTCCCACGGTTTTCTCCTTTTGATGGTTTTTTATCTAACAAATCTTGCACTGTTTTTGATTCATAAATTCTAATCAATAACCAAATTATTGTAAACAAAGATGCTGTCGGTGGCAACCAAGATGCGAGACTGCCTATTGTAGTCGTAACTGCTATTCCGTCTATGATGTCTTTCCCTGTTTGTGCAGGCATTTGTCTATCCTTTTAATTTGGTTAATCTTTACTTTTTATTCAACGGAACAGTAGTCACCGCCATAAGAACAACAATACACCCTGCAATAACAGAACCTATGACCGCCTGATCTGCTTGACTTACTGGTAGAAAACCAATGTATCCTTGCAAGAGCGAGAGGACAGCTAAGGCAATACTAAACTGTACGGTCTTTGATTTAAGTGCTTGCTTAATTTGTCCCATTACCAAGGCACTCCAGTGCTAATCGGAGGAGCCTTAGACTCTGCTATCTGTGAAGCTATAGAGGATTCAAGAGCCGTTACAGCGTCTTCGCCCATGCTGTCTTTTACCCATCCAATAGCCTGAGATTCGGTAATGTCTGCATAGGCTGT